TCACGGCTCCCGCTTCGGGTCCGGCCGCGCGCTGATCACGGGATCCAGCCACGGCCAGAAGTGCACCAGGATGCGTGCGGTGAGCGTGTAGGCGGCCGGCGCGATCAGGCCCAATGCGACGCCGATGACGGGCCCGGCCATGCCGCGATCGGGCCACAGCAGCCAGGTTGCGCTGGCCGCGAAACAGAAGGCCACCGCGCGCGTGGCCGCCCGGTGCTGCGGCCGCGGCAGGCGGTCGAATGCCGCACTGAACTTGGCGAGCTGTGTCAACCCGATGCTGAACACGAAGCCCACCAGGATCGCGCGTACGGCCGTCGGTTGCCCGATCTGCGCGTTGATAGCATCCAGCACGTGCAGGATTCGTTCGATCATACGTCCACCTCCGCCGCATTCGGCGGCAAGTAACCGCGCGCGAGCATGGCGCGCACCTTGTCGGCGGCTTCGTCCTTGGTCACCTTGCCATCACGGTTGGCATCGAGGCCGCTGTTCTGGCGATAGGCCACGCCATCGGAAAACAGGATCGCGTCGCCATCGTCGCCGACGTAGCGCGGCAGCAAGATCGACATGTAGAGATCCGCGAGACTGCGGATGCGGCGCGCGTACGGCCGGAAATAATCGCCGACGTAATCGAGCTGCTCGATGGCCGTCATGGTTTCGAGCGCGGTGATGCTGGTGCCCATGCCGCGCGCGGTCGCCGGCATGAACTGGATCAACCCGGTGGCGCCGCTGCCGGCGCGATTTTTCACCGCCGGCGAGAAAGTGGCGGCACTTTCGAATGCGATGCAGGCCATCAGCCATGGCAGGTAATCGATGGGCCACCCAAGGCTGCGGCAAATTTCGCCCGCGCGCAGCGCGAATGCGTCGCCGGTGATCCTGGCCCAGGGGATGATCATTGCGCGCCTGCCGCCTTTGAGCTCGCCGCGATCTGCTGCTTGATGTCGCGCTGCTGCGCCGAGATCGCCTCCAATTGCGCGGTGATCGTCGCGAGCTGCCCTTGAGTCTTCCCGTCGCCCTGCATCTGCGCGTCGTGCACCGCGTTGTAGTCGATTTCGAGCTTCCCCGTGCGCGACTCCAGCCCGTTCACCCGCGCCCACAAGATCCCGGCGTTGAACGCAAACCCCACGATCGAAAGCAGGATCGTCACCACGACCCCGAGTTCGACCGTGGTGCGCGCGTGGATTCGGCCCTGTTCGGTCATGTCACGCGGCCCTCGGCACGAGGTGATATTTCTGGTTCGTCGAGTAGTTCGGCTTGTGCGGCAGGGCCTGGATATATGCGAGGGCTTTTTCCGCCCCGGTCGTTCCGCAGTTGTATGCAGCCGTCACCGCAGCCGCTGCTCCGGCCGGGTAGCTGTCGGTCGCGCTGTAGGCTCCCCACAAATCCGAGACTTCCGTCGCAGGGTCGTACGTGCCGCCCCAAGCCACGCCCTTCGCGCGCTGGTAATACGCCTGCACGGCGTCGTAGGCATCCTTCACCGTGGCTGCGTTCACCAGCGCCTGGCCTTCGTCCTCGGTCCAGCCGTACTGGTACTTCATCGACACCCGCACGACATCCTTGATGTCGGCGATGATCGAGCCATCCGGGTTGAACACCATCATGGCGTAGCACGTGCACGCGAGCCCGAACGTCTGTTGGAAAAAACTCACCACGAAATTGCCGACGTACTGCGCCAGCGGCCGCGCTTCCGGGATCTTGTATGCGACGGGGTCAAGTGCCTCGCCGAAGTAGAACGACTGCCACGGCGCGATGCCACTGTAACCATCATTCTTGCCGTCGCCCGTGTAGACAGGATTCACCACCCACCAGTTGTGCGAGTTCGGGTTTGCGGCGATGTAGGTGTTGCCGATGGCAATCTCGCGCATGGTTTCGTCGCGGAAGAACTGCTGGTCGCTGCTGACGTAGCCGCCCATGAATATGCTGCGCAGGCACCATGCCGCGCGCCGCTCTGGCCCAAGCAATACGCCGCCGGCGGCGGTGTACTTGGGGTTGATTTCGAGCAATGGCCAGTTGCACCAGAAGCTGGCGTTGTCACGGTCATGGGCATCGCCCGTGACCATCGCGGTCAGCAGCGCATAGCTCGTCAAGTGCGCGCCGTTCGGCACGTTCGGGCATCCCGTGGTGCGCCACTTGTCTGGAGGCGGCGTCAGCGTGTCGCCAGTGAAACTGCCACCGTACGGCACGATCGTGACCCCTTTCATGCCCGTCTGCTGGGCCACAGGCAGGGTGGTTGCACCGGGGTAATTGATGCGGTCGAGGATCTTGCCCTCGTCCGTGCAGAAATAGACCGGCCAGTTGCCCGCCCAGTCATCCGCACGGCGCACGACGTCCCATGTTTCATCGCTTGGGTTTGTCAGGAACGCCATGTTCCAGCGCGACATGTATCCGATGTCGTCGCGCTCGCCCGTGGTGCTCATGCCCTTGTTCGTCGCGCAGCCCAGCCCGTTGAAGCTGTAGTCCTTCTTCGCATCGGACCATGCTGTCTGCGGCGAACGGTCGTAACTCGGCAGCAAGCTCCAGTCGATCTTGCTGGCGTCCCAGGGCGTTTGTTTGCCATATCGAATGGCAGGCCCCCAGCAACCGACCCAGAAATCCACCGTGCCATCCGGTTTGCTCGACGGCGGCAGATCGAGCCAGGCACCGTCGTAGGTGATCGAGAGGCGACAGGCGAGATAGTTGTACGGGTTGGACGCCTGCCGCACCGACACGTGGCAGGCATTGGCATACGCTTCCAGCCGCAGCGCAGGATGCTTGTTGCCGGTCGCGTCCGTGAACGGCACGATCTTCGCGGCGGCCGTGTTGTCATCCCCCACGTAGGCCTGTGCGTACCACTGGCGTTGCAGCGCATCGAGCACGTAAGCGACCAGCAAGTGATTGCCATCCCCGGCCTGCTTGGGCGGCGGTGCGGGCGGCGTGATGGGCGTGCTCGGCGGCGGCTCGTGCGGCGGCTCCGAAGGATCGCTCGGGGGTGGCGGGTCGCTGGGCGGCTGATCGACGGGCGGTGCGGAACCATCCGCATCCAGCACGGTGATGGCGAGCTTCGCAGTCTGGCTGGCGTAATCGTCCTTGATCGTCGTGGTGCCGGGTGCCAGCGCCGTGAATGTCCGCTGCCAGTCGCTGACCGGGTCAATCTTGTTGACGATCGTCGAATCGAAGCCATAGATGCGATACGCGTTGACTGGCTTGGTCGAGCCATCGCTGCCCTGCATCACCGCGGTCAATCTGAAGGTGTCGCCAACCTTCAGCGCGGTCGGGTCCTTGTCGATTGACAGCGCCAGCGTATACGTCACGGTTGCGGGCGGCGGATCAGACGGCGGAGCGCCTGTAGCGGGCGCAACAATATGCATCGTCGGTACGATGGTTGCGGTGGAACCATCCGGCAACGTGTAGCTGCCGTCGGCATTCTGCGGAATCGTGATGTCGGTCATAGTCATGCCTTTGTTACCCAAGCGAAAGTTCCGTACGTGTTATCAGGCGTGCCGCCGGAATATGTGACGGTCGCGGTAACCGCTGCGCCGGCGGCATCTTTCGTACCGATGAACGCGCAGCCATATTGAGTTCCGCTCTTTTGCGTCGGGCCCTTGTAGGTCCAAGCGTTGTCTAGTGTTGCGGACGCGTTCGACGTCAACGTCGTGGCGTCGCCGAAAAACAACGCCATCGCGTTGGCAGGCGGCGTGCCGGACGTAAACGAGGCAGGGTTCGCGGTGCCTGCCGCGCTCCCGCTGAAGCCTGAAAGAGTCACGTCGCCCTGCCATTCGGCGACGGCGAACGCGTTGATGGTTGACAACGCAGCCCATGTGAACGGGATGCTTGTTTCGCCGCCGACCGCGAGTTTCTTGAACCACCACACGTGCCCAACTGACGTGCCCGTCAGCAACAGGTCGTCTGCCTTGGTCCAGCCGCTTGGCGTGGCGGGCGGCTGGTTATTGCGCGCGACTACGCACAACACCAGTGCGTTGCCAGCCGTCGCGGGACTGTCGAGCGGAATGGAATCGGTGGTGGACGACGGCGACTTGTTCGCAAGCTGCACCAGCACGGGGCTGCTTGCCGCCGCACTCACCGTCCAATCCCACTCAAGGGCCTGCGCCGCGACGCTCCCGCCGGTTGCGCCGAAGCTCGTGGTGCCCGTGGCCGCCGTCGTCAGCGTGCCGCTCACGGTCGCCTTGTAGTGCGTCGCGTCGACCAGCGACGTGGCACCAAGCGATAGGCCAGCGGGCAACGTGTCTTGCGTGATCGTCAGCGTGCCGGTCGCGCCATTGGCGAGCGTCGCGGTCACGTCGAAGTTCACCACGTCGCCGACTTTCGGACTGGTCGGGAACGTGGCGGAAAGCGTGATGGCCGGCGCCGGAATCAGATTCGCGTCGATGTCGTCGCTGGTGATGCTGGTTAGGTAACTTGCCCCCAGCGAGCCGCCCGTACCGTAAAGCTGGAACGAAACAGTAGCCGGCGACACGGTTGTATCAACGCTCACCACCCCGGCGTTCATCGTGTTGTCAAGCTTCCACAGCACCGGGCCATTGACCGGATCGGCCGCCCGCGCAACTGCTGTCAACATGAAGGTCGCGGTGTTGGTCATGTTGTACGGCGTCGCCATGAACTCATAGCGCGGCCTGCCGGCGTATGTGGTCTTGAACGAGCCCGCCCAGTGTTGGTCGCCCGAGATGACCACTACGCCGGGAATCTGGTTGGCGTCGATGTAATCCCAAATTTCGTTGCGCTCGGTGCGAAACCCATTCGCGCCATTCGGTGCTTGCGTGCCATCGTCGATGCCGCCCCACGAGTCGCCGCCCGTATTGGCCGCATAGCCGTGCATCGGCGTCGTGGCGCAGATGAATTTCAGTTTCAGTGCGGTTTTGTTGGTCAGCAACCAGTCTTTGAGCGCGGCTTTTTGCGTCGAGCCGAGAATCGTCTTGTTGCTGTCGTCGGTCGCCGAATTGGCGCTGCGCATCGTGCGCGAGTCGGTCACGAAGAAGCCGACATCGCCGACCTGGAACGCGTAATACAACTCGCCGGCCGTCAGGCTGTCCGGGTTCGCGCGGGCCGGGTATTCGGAAAACGCCTGCTTGGCATCGGCGACGATCGTGCGCGACGTGCTGCCATCCACGTCATTGACGATGTCGTGGTCATCGAGCATCGTGAAAACCGGCGTGCGCTGGCGCAGCGCCTTGAAGCTGGCGCTCGTGCTGTCGCTGCCGGCCAAGACATCACGATGCTTCTGACGGTATCCAGAAAGCACAGAGGTAGTTGGCGCGTCCCGGTCGGCATAGATCACGTCGCCCAGGTGCATGAGAAACGCGATGTTCGCCGGGAGCGCGTCGAAAATCGTGTCGGCGCTGATCGTGTCCGCATGCTTCGTACATGACCCGAATGCAAAACTGAACTGCGCGGGCGACCCGGAGGCCGGGAACGTCGAGAACGACGGATACGGGGCAGCCAATTGGCCAGTGCCATCCACAAGCACGTCATAGTAGTACTTGGTGCCGGCAGCAAGCCCGGACAAGTCAACCGCGCCAGTCAGGTCGGCGCTGGTGTCCGCCGTCACCGCTGCCGTTGTCGTGGCGCCCGTGAGGTCGGTGGCGGTGGAATATTTGACTTGGACCGTGGTCATGCCGAAACCCTGAAACTGATGCGCGCGGTGGTATCTGACACGCTGGCCGTGGGCGTCGTCGTCAACGATGCTGCTGGGGGGTTACCGCCATTGATCGCAAACAAGACCACGGCAGCCCCCGTCATGGCGTTTGCACTGTTCCATGTTGCGGTGACATCGCCACTGTTTCCCGCAGCGGCCTGCGTCTTGCGCGCCAGCGACATCGCGTAGTTGTAGTTGTCATATTCCACGGCATCCTGCGTGTACCCACTCGGCGCCGTGATCGTTCCGGCAACCGTGGAACTGCCGGAAAAGACGCTGCAGAACTGCAACAACGCGGTATTGTCGGCACTGGTGGTAATTCCAGGTGCCGTCAATGAAACATTGCTCCCGCTACCGCTGCCGAGCGTTGCGACCGTGCCGACGACATTGATGGCCGTCGCGCCCACCGGGCGATAGGCCGCAGCGAATCCGTAGGCGTGCGTGTTGCCGAACGCGACCGATCCGGCGGCGATTTCATTCGATGTGACGACATGCCCCCACGCCGCCAGCAGGTGGCTACTGCCAAAGCGCGTGCTCGCAACAATCGGGTCCGAGTTGGCCGGGAGGGAAACGGCGTTGACAAGCGTGCCGTCGTCATACCCGGTGATTGCCATTACAAGGTAATCGCCCGCGAGCGTTCCACTCGGAAGGGCCACGCTTGCGTCGTTGTGCAGATTGGTCGAAGCGATAAATGCGGGTGGTGTGACGGCCGCCCCGATGTTCTCCGCCATCGCCATCTGCATCTCGCGCAGCAGCGCGTTCACGCGGCCACCTTCGCCATCGAGTACGGCCACGTCGTGCCGCCATCAGTGGTCGAGAAGATCAGCCGCGTCTTGGCACTGGCGGCCGCTTGCACGGCGGTGTCGGAGTTGCCGATGGCCTTGAAGCTGGCCGGCAGCGCGACGGTGCGGCCGCCGGTCGCGTCCTGGGTGAAGTCGATGCACAGCGTGCGGCCGACACCGGACGCCGGCAGGTTGGAGAACGTGATGCCGGTGACATTGGCCGTGAGCGCGCAGGTGAAGTAATCGCCCTTCGCGCAATCCACGTTCATCACGCCTGCCGCGATCGCAAGTGCGGTGACGGGTGAGCGATCCAGCGCTTTCAGCTTCGCGCCGATTGCGGTGATCGCGTCCGCGATGTTGCTGACCAGGCTCATTACGCCAGCGCCGCCGTCAACACGGCCACGAAGTCGGTGGTCGGATCGCCGATGTCGGCGGTGCCGTACACATCGAGATTGGTGCGGCCCTGCGTCTGCTGGCCGCTGGTCAAGCCTTGCGCGGCATCCACGCGCAACCGGTTGCCGAGCGCGGTGGTGGTGCTGGCGGCATAGCTGGCATCGTCGCCAATGGCGTCGGCCAATTCCTTCAACGTATCCAGCGCGGCCGGCGCACCGTTGAGCACACCGCTGATTGCGCCGGTGATCTGGTCGCTGGTTTTCTGCGATGACCAGACGGAACTGGTGCTCGTGGTGGTGTCGTTGATCGTGGCGCCGGCGCCGGCGATCGAGCTTTCCAGCTCGTTGATGGCGGCGACCAGATTGCTTTTATTGGTGGTGGCGAGCGACGCGAGGCTGCCGATCAACGTGCGGGTCGTCTTGATTTCGGTGCCGACCTGCGTAACGACATCGCTGATTTGGGTGACGAGGGACATGGGTGGCTCCTACGCGAGTTTGTTGGCCAGCAGCACGGTCAAGGTGACGGGCGGTAGCGGCAGCTGCGATTCGGTCATGAAGCTGTTGGCGTCGAGACCGGCGACGCCGCTGGCGGCATTGACCTGCGTTTTCTGCACGTAGCGGGCATCCGCCTGCGCTTGCGTAATACCGCTGAGCGGATCGCTGGATCCACCGGCCGAAGGGATGCCGAGATCGAGCACCTGGTTCGGAATCGCGCCGCGGATGGCCATCGTCGGCGCGCTGCCGGCTGGCAGCATCTCGATGTTGCCGGGCGCCAGGTTGTACGCGGAAAGCGCGCCCATGACGGCGGGCGCGACGACGGGGGCGACGGTCGCCAGGTCGATGTCGCCGCCGCCCGCGTCCACCGCCATGGCAAAGCGCCGGCCGGCGCAGCCATCGATGCGTTCCTGCACCGTGTAGGCCCAGCCCTGCGGGCTGACATCCGGATCGTTGGTGGCCGGCAACTGGATGTCGATGGCGCCGGTTTCGTCCAGTGTCGCGACGATGTCCACCGGCATCACGATGGCCCCATCGGCCAGCACGATTTGCGGCGACGAGAAAGTGACGCTGCCGCTGGGCACGCCACCGTCGCGCAACAGGTAGCGCGCGGTGACGCGGACGGTGGACCAGTCGGCCGGCAGGCTCATGCGGCCATGCTGCCGCGCGGGGTGTTCCAATTCTTCCGAAAAACGGGAACGCTTACGGCAGGCTGACGGCGCCGCTCCACTGCGCGGTTTGCAGGCTGACCTGACTGTCGCGCACCGCGAACAGTTTCATGGAGTAGGTGCCGGCGGTCGCCGGCGACCAGGGCATGGACGCCGTGCCCGTGATGCCGGTTTCCTCGTGCACCTTGGTGCCGCCGGAGTCGAACACCTGCAGCGTGGTGGTCTGGCCGGTTTCGGGCGCAATGTCGGCCGCGGTGGTATCGACCAGCTGATCGGCCTGGATCACGCGATTGCGGCGCGCGAAAGTCACGGTCAGCGGCGCGGTAACGGTGGCCGGGTAGGCCGTGCCGTTGATTTTGAGGCCGGCCGGCGGGTAGGGCCGAATCTGCCGGCTGTTCAGGGTAACGCTGGCGGTCGTCGCCTGCGCCGGGTCCAGCGTGCCGCTGCCGGTCTGCGTCAACAGCTTGGCCTGTACGGTTTCGCCGGTAACGTATTCGGTCGGGTCCGCGGCGGTGAAGCCATCGGTGAACCATACCCGCGCGCCGGCGACGTGCGCGGCCGGCACGGCGTCGACACAGCCGCGCGCCAGCGTCACCACGCCGGTGGCGACATCCAGGGCGTCGCAGCGCATGATCTCGTCGTCAATCAGCACTTCGCATGGCAGGGTCACCTGATCGAGCAGGCTGCCGCTGATCAAGGTGGCCTGCGTGGGGCCGGCTTCCTGCACCATCGACGCCTGCAACACCGCCGACGGCGCAAAGGGACCGCTGCCGACGTTGGTCCAGGTGCTGCCGTTGTCGATGCTGGTCTGCAATCGATAGCTGGTCGCCACGCACGGCGGCAAATCGCCCAGTGCGCCGACGTAGCCCGCAGTGGCTGCAACCTGCGCCAGGTCCGCCGCGCGCAAATTGGCGGCGAGGTCGCGGTAGCTCGCTTCCAGCAAGCGCTGGTCTGGCACCGGCACGGGGTCGGTATTGGGCGGCGACCATTGCGGCGTCTGCACCACCACGTAAGCGTTGCTGGGCACATCGTAGACATCCTGCGCGCAGGTGAGTGTCATCGCGCTGTTGACGCCATCGCCGCGGTCGATCTCCAGCACGCGCAGCGCCATCTTGGCGATCTTCAGCCGCGTCCATGAAAACGCAAGCACGTCGCCTTTTTTCACCACGAGCGAACCCAACACTTTGATCTTGGCGCGCGCCGGCAGGCCCGACATCGCACGCAGGTCGCGCATCGCCACGCGGGTCAACACATCTTTCGAGTGGATGCCAGGATAGCTGTTGGTCTGCGCGATCACCACGCCCTGCGCCTGCACGTTGGCGAGGTTCTGCACGGTGATACTGAAGTCCTTGTTGGTGTTCTGATCGTGACCTTGCGCCGTGATCTGGTTGACCGCGCCGGCCAGCGCCGGAATGTCGAATTCGCTCAGTTCGATGATGTTGCTTTCGTCGAGCACCGGACAGGTATTGATATCGTAATCACCACGGTACAGCTTCAGGTACTCGAGGCCCGTGGTCGGATCGTCCACGAAGTCGCCGCCGACGTGGTTGCACACCATTGCCACGAAATTGGCCAGCACGTCGCTGCGCGACCATTTGAAGTTCAGCCCGAAACTTTCGTTGTAGAGCGTCTGCGCCGCCACCAGCATCTGCGCAAGGTCCAACGTCGCCGGATCGCGGCCGAGCCCCGTCACCGGATCGGTGACCGCGCGATAAACAATGTGCGCGGGATTCATGCCCTCATTGATCTTGGCCAGCGTCGGCTGCCACACCGGCGTGCGCCAGCCCTTGGTCCATTTCGATACCTGGAAGCTCCACGCCTTCAGGTACGGCGACATCGCGGTGACCAGGCCACGGAACACGATGGTGAACAAGCCGCGGAACGCCGGCAGCGGCGTGCCGAGTTGCGATTCAAGATACGCGTTGGTCGCCTGCGTCGGCTCACCCATCATGATGGTCGCGGTGCCCTGAATGCCGCCTTCCTTGTGCTGGCCGCCGAACAGGTTGATCTTGTCGATGGTGATGGTGCCGCTGGCCGTCTGATTGCCGCTCCATGCCTGCTTGCCGCCCGCGACAATCTGGTTCAGCTGGTCGACCGGCACGCACAGCCCCATGTGGATGCCGAGACCGTACCAGTAGCCGATGACGGGGTTGCTACCCTTGCCCATCTTGCGCTCCTTCCATTTCAGCGCGTGCCAGCGCCGCGGCGCGCTGCGCGAACGCGTCGTCGATGGCTTCGACCTGCTCCACCGGCAAGCCATCATGCGCGAGCTTGTGCAGATCCACGCCGTGCAGCGCGCACCAGGCACGGATGCCCGATGCGCACGTGATGGGTTTGCCGTCCAGCCTGGCCGCGCGCGCGTGCCGCATGTGCACCATGACGGTCATTTGCCGCCATCCGCGCGAATCGGCTGCGTCCACATGTCGCCGTACCAGATCACGTTGGGATCGTCGATCCACACCGTGCCGCACACGTCGATTACCTCGCGGCCGTCTTCGGCCGTCGGCACGTTGAAATCGGCCAGGCTGGCCGGCTTCGGCTGCTTCGGCGTCGGCATCATCGCATAGGCGATAACCACCGCGGCGGCAATGATCACCACATACACCCACCATGCGATTCCCGCGATCATGCATGCCTCCTAGTAGATACTGTCGCCGCCGAAAGGATTTTTCCCCGGTATCCACGGCTGGCCGCCGTAGTTGCCGGAATTGCCATTCGTATCGGCGGGGTTGGTCGATGTGAACTTGCTGGCGCAGGTCGCCAGCGTGTGATCGCAACCCGGGAGCGCGGTTACCACCGTGCCGACATCCGCGCGCGCGGGGGTCAGCAGCGTCACGGCATCCGCCGTGTGATCGGTGATGAAGCGCCGCTCGGTCACGCCGTCGGCCTGCCATTCGATGTAACCGCCAGCCCAATAGCCGTTGGGCTGCGCCGCGAACGCCGCGGCGTGGACCACGTTGCCGGAAACGCTGGTAAGCGTGGCCGTGATCTGCACCGCGCTGCGGCTGGCGTTGCACATGCCGTCGCCCGCGCCGTACAGCACGTGCGGGCAGGCCACCTGCCACGCGCGCTTCAGCGCCAGCGCCTGCATCGATGCCATCGGCGGCAGGCAATGCATCTTCACGTCGTGGGTTCCCCAGACGACGCCGCCGACGGTGCCCGACCAGACCACGTTGGTGCTGCCGTCGCTGATTTTCTGGCGCAACAACATCACGCTCATCGGCTGCGATGGCGCCACGCCCATGAAGTTGGAGAGTACGCCCAGATCCTGCGGAAAGGTCAGGTCCAGGATGTTGCGGGTGAGGTCCGCCGATTCGCTGATCCGACCGCGCTGGATCGCCGCCGGTTGGTAGTCGACGCCCTGGTATGTCACCACGCGGTTGCCGCGGGCATATCGCCAGTGCGCGGCGCCGCGCGCGAAATCGATGAATTCCACGTAGCGACTGAACAGGCTCACGGTTCCTCCTGCGGTACGCCAGCGAAACTCGCCGTGCAGGTCGCGATGCCATCGCCGTCGGTGACATGCAGGATTTCAACCGAGTCACCGGCGAGCGTGCACAGCGCCATCCACGAGATCGCGCGCACGCTCTGCGGGTCGATCGCGACGCCGAGCGCCGAGTCGATCGCGAGGTTTTCACTGGTCTGGCCAACTTCAGCCGCGGCGGTGACGGCGCGATAAAACACGCTGCCGTCATCGAGTTCAATGCGCAGGTGCCGGCGTCCCGGCATCAGCGTGAGATAGCGCGCAATGCCTGCCCAGGCGACGTTCAGCGTGGTCGCGTTGCCGGCGACGGGCCCGGTCAGCGTCACATCGTCCTGCCAGCTCGGCACCCACAACGCCTGCGCCTGGCCTTGCAGCCAGTACAGCAGGCTGCGATGCGCCGACTGCGCATCGCGGCCCGACAGCGTCCATGCGTGCGATTGCGTCGGCCACGCGAACCCGGAAAAATCATCCACGTCCGGCAGCGCGATCTGGTTGTCCAACGTCACCAGCTTGCGCGCGTATTGCGCCGTCAAGTCGTCGGCTTCGTTGGGATGCTGTTCCAGCACCGGATAGCCGGCGTACATCGTCGCCGGCGCGATCGCCGGCCAGTCGCACGGCTCGCGCGCCTCGAAGCGGATTTGCGCCTCGATCAACCGATCGTTCTTGCGCGTCAGCCGCGGCGTATCGGTGAGCGCGGCATTTCGGCATGGCCACACCCGTGTGCCAGCGGGCCAGATGTTCACGGTTGGGTTGGCAAGCGTGATGGCATTCGCCGCGACACTCGCGACTTCGACCAGTTCGTAATCGGTCGGGCTGCCCCACAGCAGCACCTGTGCGCCGACCGCGTAATCGCGCCCGGCCGTGACCAGCGGAATGCTGGGCGCACCGGCGGAAAGCTGGACCGCCAGCACGTCGCCATCCCACCACACCGGCACGACATAGTTGCGTGCAGCCGCACCGTACAGTAGCGATTCGGCGAGCTGCCGATCGGTGCCGTAGGCGATGTACGCGGCCTCCCAGCGCCGGCGCGGATCGCCGCGCAGCGGCGTGCGCGCCTGGCTGCCATCAACCGCCTCGCCGATGTCGGTGAGCCAGACGAGCGTTTCGGAAATGCCGTTGGACCAATCCGGCAGCACAGTCCATGCGGTCAGGCGGTTGCCGGTGATCTCAAGCTGCACATCCTCCGACGGATCCGCAAACAGCCATTGCAGCGTCGCATCGATCTTGCCGGGGCCGCTCACGACGATCTGGACCGTCCAGATACGCGATTGGTTGGGCGCAAACGCCAGCGGGAAACCACCGGGCGCCGTCACCACGATGCCATCGGCCGCGGTCGCCAGCACCTGGTTCAACGTCAACGTGCGGTCGATATAGGCGTTCCACACCTCGATGCTGCGCGTTTGCGCGGTCGAAAGCTGGCCGAGATCGAGCCGATCCGGCCGCAGGTGCACGCGGTAGTAGTAGTCGTCCATGTAGCTGCGCGCGAGCGTGCCGTTGAGTGCGTAGGCCGGTTGCGCGGGTGCGCCGCGCAGTGCCAACGCGGCGGGCGAAGTGCCCATATCCGTCTGCCGTGTGGGCCAGCCGATCCATGCCTGATCGATGCGGCGCAATGCAATCGTCAAATTGGAATTGACGTATCCGCCTTGCGACGATAATGCGAGCCGGCCATTCAACGCAGTCACGGATCACGGGCCATCGTAGCGAAAGGCGTGGCCGAACACGCCGCTGAACGTGCCGGTGACGTTGAAATTTGTATCGAGATTGCGGTAGGCCAATCCGCGCGCGAACCATGGATACACCTTCCAGCGATCGGACCCAAGCGTGATGATCTGACCATCCGCGAGACTGGCCATGTTGACGAAACGCGCGTGCGCGCATTCCAGCACCGGCGAAAAGAAGCCGGACGGTCGTGACGCGTAGACGCGCACAGGATGTAGCACGGCCTCGCCATTCCATTGATTCGGCTGGCGCATCGCAATCGACATGAAATCGCGCGCGGCGCCCTCCGTGAGCCAGGTTGGCGCATCGAGCGAATGATCCACGCCCATCGAGATCGCCATGCTCACGTATTTATGGCGGAAAAACAGGCTGACGCCTGCATTGCCCGAGGCGCCATATTCGCCGTTCGACGTCATCCCGTAGTCGCTGCCGATTTTTTGGGGCCCGCAGTACCAGTTGCCGCTGCCGGTGAGTCCAGGCATCGCCGATTGACCCCATGCGATCTGCTGGTAGTACGACACCGCGTAGTGCACGACGACATATACCTCGTCGGGCGATGTGCCGATAAAAATCTCGTAGGTCATCGGGAACGTAAACGCGATCGATTTCAGAGCCACGCCGAGCTGCCCCGTGGTCTGGTCAGTCGCGCCGGTCAGGTTGTTGCTCCCGTCGACGCCGGTGCCCCCGCGAAGCGTGATCAAGCTGCCGCTGACCATCAGTTCGACATAACAGGTTCCTTTGTGTAACACGTTGCCGGATAGCGTCCAGCCGTTGCCGGTGCACGCGTTCTGGACTGCGGTCAGGAGATCGGCGAGCGAGTTCGCGGTTCCGGTGACGTAGGCCATCAGTCCATCTCCAGCAGCATGTAGTCACCGATGCCGGTGCGGAACACGTCCTGCAGCACAACGTGTTGCACAGTGCTGATGGTCATGGTGTTTTCGGTGAGGTTGTTGAAGCCGGAAACGTAGCGGATGCCGTCCAGTTCACCCCACACGTTGCCGCTTCCGTTCGGATTGTTGGCGTTACCGGTCATCAACACGGTTTTCAACGCGGCGTAGTAGCCGCCGGTATCACGCCGCACCGTCGGCGAGTTGTTGAAATCGGCCGTCCATGCCTGCGTGCGAAATTGTTGCCATGTGCCGTTGAGATCGCGCAGGCTGCCGTTGCCCAGCCCTTTCACGCCGCTTGAATGACTGGCCGACGTATCGGAATAGCGCGTGGCTGGCGTGCCGGCCGGCAGGGTGCCGATGCAGGCCACCGGGTAGGGATACTGGCCGGGCGTGGCGTAGGGGAAATACTTGCCGGCGTAGCCGACTTCGTACACCGGCGTGCCAACCTTCAGGCCGAAGAAAATTCGCTGCGCGTTTACCGCCAGCCAGTAATCGATGCGCTGGTTGTGTCCGCACACGCCGAATTCGGCATAACCCGGCTGCGCCGTGAAGGCGTTGCCCGACACGTAGCCGGTGAAGCAGGCCGACGTGAGGTTGTAGTAATCCGCGCTGACGCTGTGATAGGTGCGAAACCCGATGTAGATTTCCTCGGTGCCCGACAAGCCGACACCCTTCAGGATCAACTCGCGGTTGCTGCCGTCGGTGGGGTTCACGTAACGCTGCGTGGTCCAGCCGTTGGCTTCGGCCAGCGTCTTGATGGTCAGCAGCATTTGCCAGTGGGCTAGGCCCTCGCTGCCGGTGTTGTCGACAAAGCCGATCTGGTGGGCCATGTCAGCGCACCATCTGCTTGAGCTTGGTCGCGTTACGGCCCAGCATGTTCATGATCACGGTTTCGCCCTCGGGCGTATTGATGGCGTCGCGCGCGAATTGCGGGTCCACGGAATTGATGATGCGCACGCCGACGGCGGGTTTGCCGACGTTGTCACTGGCGTTGCCGGCCAGGCTGCCGGTCGGCAGTTGCGGCGGCGTACCGAGTTCGGCGGCGCTCAGTCTGGGCGCGTTGGCCAGTGGGTGGATCAAGCCGCCGTCGGCGAAGCGCGGAAACATGCGCCGGTTGATGGCGTCCATCATCGGGATGCCGTAGTACCTCACCGCCGCGGCGTTGTGCATGTATTCGCCGTTGGAGGCGAGAATCGGTACGCTGTCGCTGGTTTCGGTGCCCGGGCCTTGGATGGCGCCGCCACCCTTGTAGCCTGAAACATTCTGGCTGCGGATCTGCGCGACGTTGGCCAGGCCGGCGGCGATCGCCACGGCCGCGGCCGCGGCGCCAAGCGCCGGGCCGATGACCGGAATTCCGCTCAGCGCGGCCATGGCTTCATTGGCCGTTTCATACGTGCGGATGATTGCCTGCGCGATCGCGGCCGCCTTTCCGATCGCCGCCATTTTTTTGTTGTGGCTGCTGGAGAGGGTCGCGAGCTGGCCGAACAGATCGGACGCCGCCTGCAGTTGCAATTGTCCGCGCGCATCCTCGATTTTTTTCTGTTCTTTCGAGCGATCCGCGTCCAGCTTGTTGAGCGCCGCGACGTGCGCGGCATATTGCGCTTCGTCCTGGTCGTTGAATTTTTTATCCAGCGCGAGCTTTTGCGCCTGATATGCGGCATTGAGGTCCTTCTCAGCCTGGTAGTTCTTGCCCAATTCGCTGTAGGAGCCGCCGACGGACGCATCGAGGCCTTGATACGTTGGCAGCGCCCCGGTGACCGACTTTTCACCGATCCGCGCCAGCGCATCGTGGTATTGCTGCGAGGTGATGACGCCCTTCGCCAACAGGTCGTTGAGTTGCTGGATCTGCTTCAGCGCATCTTCCACCCGCACCTGTGCGGGGGTTTCGAAGCTGCGCCGCAGCGCTTCCCACGCCTGGCGGTCTTTTTCCGCCAGCTGGTCGAGCGCCGCATCGCGCACCTTGGCCGCAAGCGCGATCACCGCATCGCGCTGCGAGTCGATCGCCTGCGCGTTGGCGCCGTGCGCCTGTTTCGCCAGCTCCGCTTCGTCGGTGGCCTTCTTCACCGCGGCGTCGTACTTGGCGTAAACCGCCGCGGTGGGGTCGAGCTGCGCCTGCATGTCGATCAGGCTTTGCGTCAGCGCGTTCTGGGCACTGGTTGCCTGCTTGGCCAACTCGGCGGCGCGACGCAGCGCCGCCGGGTCCGGATTCGCGGACGCATGGGTCTTGCCACCCTCGCCGACGAATAGCCCACGCGTGTCGCCTTCCTGCGGATTACGCGCTGGCGCGGCGGCGCCAGCGCGGTATTGATTGATGTTGGCCGTCAGCTTGGTGAGTTCGGCCTTGAGGTCGGCGTCGCTTTTGAGTGCCAGCGACACCTGTTGCGCCGCGTCGGCGTTGCCGGTTGCGGAAAAATTGAACGGATTGGCCAGCGAAGATGCTGCCGATGCGAGTTCGCGACCGCGTCCGGCAAGACCGCTGGATGCGCGACGATCGAGTTCGGCTTGCAGCGCCTGCTGGCGCATCAGCGCGGCGCCATAACCGGCTTCCGATTCCACGGCGCCGGTTTGCTTGAACGCGGCGATTTCGCTGAGCGACTGCACCCACTTGATGAATTCGCCGCCCTTGGCCGCGGCATCGATGGCCGCGCTCGCAACTTCGCCCAGGCCTGCGATCAAATTGCGCAGGCCGGCTTGCACGCCGGGATCGTTGAGCGAGGTGTTGAGTGATCGAATGGCGCCGGCAAATTGCGTGGCGAAACCGGTGCCGTCGGTTTGCAGCGCGAACAGCGTGCTGCGCAACCGATTGAGTTCGGCGTTCAGGCTGTGGCTTGCTTCAACAGCCTGCGTTCCGAACCGTTCGTGCAGCACGTCGCCGAGCACGCCGATGAATTGCTTGGCTTCCAGGCCGCCGCTTTTCAGCGCGTCGGTGAGGTTGGTGCCCATGCGCTTGGCGGCTTCCCCCAGCGCCGTCATGGTGCCGGGCAGGTGTTGCGCAATCGCGCGGATGTCCTGCATCTGCAGCTTGCCCAGGCTCATGGCCTGGCCGAGCTGGATCATCACGCCATTGACATCCTGAGTGGAGCTGTGCAGCACCGTCGCGGCTTCGGACAGGCCGGTGAACAGCTTGCGCAGATCTTCGGTCTGGATGCCGGTGCCCTGGGCGCTGGCGCCGAAGCCTGCGAATCCTTCCGCGGCCGACTTGAAATCCAGCCCGAGTTTTTCGGCGAGGTCGTGCACGTACTGCAGTTGCTGCGCGGCGCCATCCTTGCCGAACGCCTGCTCCATGGTGTTCTGGATGCGCTGCGCCTCGACGTTGGCGTCCACCAGCGATTTGGTGAAGTCCACCACTTCGTGGATCGCGAACGCGAAGATGAAGGCATTGCGCAGGTCGTGCGCGGTGCGGTTGATCAGGCCGAGTTTGGAATTGAGCGCGGTGGCCTGGGTGCCGACGTTGCGGATGCCGGTTTCCGCCGCGCCCGCGGAACTGCGGATGCCGGCAAGGCCGCCGCTGGCTTCGACCGCGGCGGTCTTGGTCACGCGCATCTGATCGTTGAGCGTGCGCAGCTGCGAAACGGCCTGTTGCAGATCGGCCTGCACGCGCAGGATCAGTTCGAAGTCCTTGGCTGCCATCCTACGCTCCGCTCACCTGGTTACTTGCCGCGCAACAGTGCGAGGATGCGCTGCATGGCCGAATTGCCTTTGTCACTTTTCACCCCGCCATACCCAAACGCCACCGCTTCGATCATGCGCGCCTGCATCTGCTGTTCGCGCCGCAGCGCCAGGCGGTAATGCAGCATCAATTGACGGCGCGTGTAGTGCCCGAGTCGCGCGACGTCGTGGTGGTGGGCGGCGAGAACGCCGTAGACTTCGCCCCAGCGAATGCCCCGGTGGCCATCTGCATCTGCACCGTCTGCACTACCCGCCGCACGAAAAAAGGGCCATTCACCGCCCACCAGGTCACCAGCAGCGTTTGCAGATCGGCATCGCCCAGGCTTTCCACCCAGGCGCGTGGCTGATCGCAGGCCTGCGCGACCATGCCGGTGATCGCGTCGACGTGTTTGGCGAACACCGCCTGCAGGTTGAGGTACGCCAACATGTCGCCGCCCTTGTCGGCGCTGGTGAGCGCGGCCAGGTCGTGCACGACGGGCGCGGCGGCGCCCGCAAGGCGAATGCCCTCGACGCCGCCGTATTCGCGCATGACGATTTTGCGGCCGGCGATCTCGATTTCCCGCTCGGGGTGCAGGATCTCGAGATCGTCGGCGCCGTCCGCGTTCGCTTCGGTGGTCATCACGGCGTCGGCGCCTTCTCGATCACCGCGGCGAACTGGCCGAGCGCGCCGGACGCGGGCTTGCTGGAATCGAGCAGGGCCGCGCCGGTGAGCTGCATGCCGGAAACATCATTGCCGGTGCTGATGAGCTGCAATTCCTGCACCAGGTCGGGCGCGAGCTTGTGCACCAGCACGATGCGCGGCTCGTTGCCTTCGGCGAGGTTCAATTCGTCATAGCGCAGCGCGTACAACTGTTGGCCGGTTTTCAGCACGCCCACGGTGTTGCGCGCGGCATAGCTGTAATCGGCCAGGAACGGCTGCGTGTAGCTGCCGACGTTGAGGATGGTGATGCGGCCGAAGTCCGGATCGACCAAGTAGTCTGCCGTGCCATCCGCGATCGTTTGATCGGTGGGCGCGACCAGCGTCGCCGGGCTGCTGCTGGCGCTGTCCTTGATGACCACGCTCGACACGAACTGGTTGGCGAGATAGATCTCGTCGCCGACCGCGCGCGTGGCGCCCAGCGATTCGCCGGTGACGGTGCCGGTGGCCGTGTTGACCACGCTGCCGCGCATCGCCCGCGCAATGGCCGCGGCGTCGAACTGGTAACCGTTGATGGTGACATCCAGCGCGGCGCCGACCGGGAAGCTGCGCACCAGGCCTTTCTGGCCGCTATAGCTTTCCTTGTGCTGCACCTTGTCGCTGGTGGGCTTGAGCGAAAAGCCGTCGGCGTCGCCGATCCACGCGTAGGCAGCCGGGTCGATGGACGCGGACCACGGCGCCAGCGAAATGCGGCCCTGGCCGTATTGATACTTTTCAGTCAGCATGACGATGCTCCTCGGTGGTGTCGCGGCGCGGCTTGCGGTCGCGGATGATGGAAGGGGTGAGGTGTGCCACGTGGTGCGCAATCAGCCATTCCGCGTTGTGCTGCGGGATGTCGCGGATTTCGCCGCGCTTGATGACGCGGCCGGTATGCGTGTGATCGCGGTCGAAGGTGAGCGTGACGAATTTCATCGGGTCTGCCTCGCGATTTCGGCGGCGACGATGCCGGACGCGTAATCGGCCAGGCGCTGCGGGCGGTCGCGGTGTTTCAACATCTGCCCGATGCTGGGGCCGTACAGCGCGTCGAGCGGCAAGCGCTTTTTGCCGCGGCGTTCGAACACCAGCGTGTTGCCGTTGCGGCCGGCGGCGATGAAGGCATGTGGCCGCACAGTTGCCTTGCCGGACTTGAGCACGCGCGCGGTGACGCCCTTGCGCCTGTTCCAGCGCGCGCCGAATGCGATGAGGTTGATGCCGCGCGCGGCGCCGCGCAGGATCACACTGCCATCATCCGGGCGGCGAATGGAGAGACCGTCACGGATGCGCGCGGCCTTGAGGTTGTATTCCTGCTGGATGTCGCGGCGCGCCTGCACCGGCAGCCTGCGCGCGAGGGTTGCGAGCGCACGGCTGCGAATCTGCTGCACGTTCACGCGCACCCGGTTGGTGACGACGGACGTGCTGACATCAAACCCGATGGCTTCCATTTTCATCGCAGGTATCCCGTGCTGATCTCCAGCACCACGGCAATGAACGGCAGGCCTTCGGGGCGGTCCGCCATCTCGATGGATTCGATTGCGAACGGCCGCACTTGCGGCACGCTGACCAGCGCGCGGCTGTCGGTGTTGGCCGCGATGCAGGTTTCGATGTCTTCGATGAGTTGATGCGCAAGCTGGTGCGCGTTGTCGAGCTGCGTGGAAATGGCGGCCTCGACCGTGAGGGTAATGTCGCGGCCGCGCTTGTTGGGGCGCTCGCCCGACCAGCGATCGATATGCTGGGTGACGATGCTGATGCCAAGCGCCGCGGATTCGTTGCGTTGCGCGGGCTCGGTCCAGATGGCGTTGCCGGCGTCGGTTTGATAGCCGTTGGCAACCGTGATGCCCTGCAGCTGCGCCTGCAGCGCCAGGATGATCAGCCAGGGTTTCGGATCAGCCATGCATCACCGCCTCGACGACGATGCCGTCGTCGGTGTCGATGGCTTCGACCTTGAGCGCACTGCCGTCGTCGAACGTCACGACATCGCCGCGTGCCGGGTTCCATTCGGCCTTTATGAAACTGAGCTTGGTGACGCGGCCGATCACCTGGCCGTATTCGCCGATGCTGGCCACGCCATCGTCCTGCACGACGCGCGAGGCCACCGGCAGCGCGGCACCGCGCTGCACGGTGACGGGCACCGAGAAACGGTCGAACAGCGCCGCGTGCATGTCGGCGAATTGCGCATTCATGCGCGCACCCCACACGAACGCATGCGCGCGGCCGCCCGGGCCCTGACCAAGCCCGGGCGGCGCGCAACATCACGGTGGAGGGCGACCGTGAACTTCATGCTCAGGTCAACATGGTGTTGCCAGGCGTGAGCTTGATGACGCCGGTGGCATCGGCGCTGGCCGCGGCCAGCCACGCGATGGCGGCGCCGGTAATGTCGCCGGTCGCCGGCGTGGCCGCGCTGTTGGCGAACTTGCCGGCCGAGACATCCCATTGCAGCTTTTCGCCCTGCACCCACGCGGCGCCGGTGGTCTTGGGTACGTCGCGCACGACGCCCTCGACGGCGACACTGCCGGTGGTGCCGGATGCGATGTCGACCAGCGCGATGCCGAGCGAATGGCTGAGCTTGACGACGGCGCCGGATGCGACCGGGCCGCCGCTGGTGTTGGTCCACGGCATGACGCTGCCGGGACCGCCTTCGTGAACGATGTTGTTGGACATGAGCTTGACCTCTTGAGGATTCGATTTGCCGAGAACGTGGCCGGACACATCCGGCCACGCTGCCGATGGCTGTTGCGATTTACGCGCCCGCGTTGCGCACCGCGCCGCGGTAGCCCACGCCGCCGACGCCGTAGCGGTGCACCACCTTCCATGCGAGGCCGTCGGTGCTGAACTGCACTTCCTGCTCGATGGTCGGCGTCTGCACGCCATTGAGGAACGCGACCTCGATCACGGGCTCGATCGCGGGATCCGCAAACAGCATCCAGGCGGTGCCGGAAAGGCGCGGCGTGTCGATGACGTCGCGCACCATGCCGCGCGACGTATTGGGCGGCGCATACTTGCTGGATACGTCGGGGTTGAATTCCGAGGTGTTGATGGTGCGCGCCTTGGTGCCGAGCGACAGCGGGCCAAGCCACAGGGCCGGCACGATGTCGAGATAGTCGTTGCCGCCCGGGTCCATCTGCGAACCGAGCTGCTGGCGCGCCGCGTCCCACGAGTCGACGCCGGGCGCGGCGGCGGTGGCGGCGATGTTCTTGTGGTCGGCATGGAACAGCGCCTTGCCGTCCTGCATGGTGGGGCCCATGCCGGAATTGAGCGCCAGCACGGCGTAGACATCTTTCTCGATGGTGCGGCCCGCGGCCTGGCCCAGCGCGACCACCGGGCGGGAGAATGCGCCGAGATCGTCGTTGATCAGCACTTCCGGGGTGATGCGCAGGATGCGGCCCTTGCGCGAGCCCTGGATGGTTTCCTTCTGGCCATCGCCCAACACGCCGCTTTCGTATTCGCCGTGTTCGTTGACCGGTTTCAAATCGGAGAACGACGAAAGGTGATAGCGCGGATGCGGGCGGTAATCGGCCAGCGTGCCGGTGGCGCAGAAGCGCGACCAGGTGAACGGCGTCAACCGGTAGCCGGACAGCAGCATCTTGTGCAGGGTGTTTTCCAGCAGCACCGGAAAATCGCTGGTGGTCTGCGCGTTCAGCACGCGCGTGGCGATCTGCTCGCGGGTCATCTGGCGGGTGTTGACGCCGGCGCGGATGAGCGACTGTTCGGCCATGTCGACCAGCGACGAGCGCAGGTACGGATTGCCCTGCCGCACGCGGTCGGCTTCGGCCTGCGGCAACATGCCGGCGCGGGCCATCAGCATGTTGACGCCGGCCTCGCGCAATTTGTCGGCATCGGCATCGCCGACCACGACGTGGCCGCCGCCCGCATTCAGCGGCTGGCCCATGGCGCCGAGCTTCGCCAGCAGCTTTTGCTGCGCGGTTTCGGCATTCATGCGCGGATCGGCCAGGCATTCGGCCTCGAGCGCGACGACGCCGTCGACATCGCGGAAGCCCGCGAAGGCGGCGCGGATGCTTTCGTTGCGCACCTGCAGCGCAGCGAGGGGATCGGCCGGCGACGTCGCCGTGGGCGCCGGCGCAGGCGCGGCAGGCGCGGCGGCGGCCGGGGTGACGGGTTCGGTGGGCGTGGCCGCGGGCTGTGCGCCAGCCGCGGCCGCCATGATCTGCAGACATTTCTGACGCATGGTGGGTTCCTCGATATGGGCGTACACCGCCCGCTGGGTCGCCTCGGGGAGCGAAGCGAAAAGTTGCGGCTGGGCCGCGTGTTGGATATGCCGGCGCAAACAGAGCGCGGCGGTGGCCGGCGCGTGGCTGATGGCTTGCAGGTAGCCGAGCAGCGCGGCGGCGGCTGCGGATTCGTCGGCCTGTTTCGCTTCGGCATCCAGCAACGTATCGGCCAACCCGAAAGCCACTGCTTCGGCCGCGGTGAAGTAGTGGTCGTCACCATCGGTGATGAGCGTGTTGAGTTCGTCCGCCTTGCCGGGCACGCGCGCGGTGTAGACGGTCAGCATGGACTTGGCCCACACGTCCAGCGTGTCGGCATACTGGCGCAGCTGCACGGCATTGCCGCCGATGAAGGCGGAGGGTGCGTGCAGCATCATCAGCGTGCCGTTGCCCATCACGCGTTCGTCGCCGGCCTGCACGATGAGGCTGGCGATGCTCATGGCCTGACCGTCCACGGTGACGACGATGCGCGCGGGGTGGCGCTTCAATGCGTTGTAGATGGCCAGGCCATCGGGCACCGAGCCGCCTTGCGAATTGATGCGCACCTGGATCACGCTGGCGGTGATGCCGGCCAGCTGCTGCACGATGTTGCTGGCGCTGTTGGATTCGGAAAAGAAATCCTCGCCGATGAAGCCGTAGATGATGAGTTCGGCATCGCCGTTGGCGAGCGCATGCACCTGCAGCACCGACTTCGGCGGCGTGGCAGGCAGCGCGGGCGCGGCAAGGATGGCGGCGGTGATGGCGACGGCGAGCACGGAACGTTTCATGCGGTTTCCTCGACAGGTTGCGGCGCGGGCTGCGCAGCCGGTGCGGCAGGACGCGCCGGGATGCCCCATTCGCGCTTGCGTTCGAGCCACGCGGATTCCTGATCCAGCACGTCGCGCGGGTTGGCGCCGCGGCGGCGGATGATTTCCGGGCCGGACATGTACGCGTTGTCTTCCATGATCTGCATGGCTTCCGCCTCTTTCTGCGGATCGATCCAGGGCATGGACGGCGGCAGGTACAGCGCATCGACGACGTTGGCGCGCGGGAAGCCGCGCGGCAACACGAGTTCGCCGGAAGACACCGCGGCGCCGATGAAGCGCTCGTACACCGGCCGCACGGTCTGGCTGATGACTTCGTAGGCCAGGATGCCGTAGGCGCCGTATTGCTCCACCAGTTCCTGCCGCTGCGAGCTGTAGGTGCCGAGGTAGTTTTTCGAAAGCGTGGAGAACGACACGCGCATGCCGCTGGCGACGGCGCGCAGTTGGCCGTTGCGGTGCGGCTCCAGGTTGCCATTGGGGCGCTTGGTGTCGATGGTGCTGACGCTTTCGCCAGGGCGCAGATCGTCGAACACCATGCCGGGCTCGAAGCGCATGCGCCGGCCGGGCAACGGGTTGCCGGCTTCGTCGGTGGCGCCGTTGTAGAGCGTCGGATCACCCTTGATGATGAAGGCCGCCATGCACGCGGCGATCTTGGCGGCGATGCGTTCGGATTCTTCGTAATCCTTGAGGTCCTGCAGACGCGTCAACACCGATGCAAGCAGGCTGACGCCGCGAACCTGACCGATGCGATCGATCATGCGCGCGTGGCGGATCATGTCCGACGAGACGCGCTTGATGTCGGGCACGAAGACGTCGGGATCGCCCGGATGCTGTTTGTACAGCCAGTATGCGACGGCACGGCCCCAGGCGTTGCGCTCCACGCCCTGCAGGATGTTGCGCGCAGTATCGGTGTAGTCGAGCGGCAGCAGATCGGGTTCGATCATCTCGATCGAATACGGCACGATGGTGCCGTGGTTGAGAAACGGCACCGGGCCAATCAGGTCCTGGTGCAGGCATTCGCCATCGCGAAACAGGGTGCGGGCGAGCAGGCGCTGCACGCTGGCGAAATCATGGGTCCAGGTGACTTCTGGCCGCTTGCACCAGTCGCGCCACAAGGGCGCGATCTGATCGACGATGCTTTCATCTACATCGCCGTTGGCATTGCGCGGCTGCGGTTCGACGCCGATGCCGGAAGGTCCGACGACGTTTTGCGTGAGCGCGTTGAGCGCACCGACCACGATGTCGTGGTTGCGATCGAGATCGCGCGCGGCGGCGCGGATGTCCAACGCCGACGATTGCACGGCATTGTTGCCGCTGCCGAAATCCTTGATGCGCTTGCGCAGTCGCGTGGGCTCGGCCGCTTCATACGCGCGGTTGAAGGCCATCGCGTGCATGCGCGCCTGCGCACGGGTGCGCGCCCAGGTGGGCGCGACGGCAAGGATGGCGCGCTCGATCCGGTTCACCAATCGGCCCCCCGACGGTACGGGTCGCAGTCTGTCCGGAAATCCGCAAGGCTGACGCCGGCGCGTTGCCCGGACGCGGCCGCGGTCTCACTGGCGACGCGGCGTTCCCACTCACGCCGGCCGGCCTGCACTTCCGGCAGGTTGGCCAAGGTCCATTGGCGGTCGCCGAATTTGACCGTCTGGCCCTTGAGCAGTTGCAGTTCGGCCTTTTGGTAGGCGGCCAGCATGTCGGTGGCGTTGGACATGCGGGCAAGACTGCCGCGGCGGGTGTTCCAATTCTTCCGAAAAACGGGAACACCGCGCCCGGCCTTGGTTTCAGGCGCTGTTGAGCAGGCGGTAGAAGGTGCTGGGCGAGATGTTGAAGCGCCGGCAGATGCTGCGCACGGGCTCGTTGTGGGCGTAGGCCTGCAGGATTTCGTCGCGCGGATATTCCGATGCGGCGGGCGAGGGAATATAGAGTTCACGGCCACCGTAGCGGCGGCGCAACCCGGCCAGCACGATTTCGGCGACGCGCGCAGCTTTGCGCGGGTCGAGCAAATCGCTCTTGACGAGATCGGTGCGGATTTCCGCGAGCAGCACTTCGATGTTGAGGTTGGTGATCACAGCCGCGAACTCCAATCATTCGACGCAAACCCGTCGCGCGAGCCGGGCGCGGCGGGCGGCGTGGGGCTCGGGTTTGTTCCACGTGGAATGGCTTGCGCGTCGGCTTGTGGCGAAACAAACAGGTCGTTCATGACCGGCTCGAGTTTCGCTTCCAGCGCGGCCCAGTCGGCATCACGCAGCACGTTCAAACGCACCATCGGCGAGCAGGCCATGGCGTAGGCGTAGACGAGCTTGTCCAGTTCCTCGTTGCGCACGCCGGGCGGCTTCAACCAGCGGCGCGCGGTGAGGTCGTAACGTTCGGCGGTGAGCTGCTGGTAGAACTCGGCTTCCAGATCCATCGGGAAGTGGAAGCGGCGGCGCTCGATGTCCTGCAGGTCTCCGTCCCGGATCAGGCGATGCATCAGGGTATTCTTGGCGACGGTGACGCCGATATTCCAGCGCTTGACGCCGTGGCGATCGGCGGCGCCGCGGCGGGTGGTGTCTTCCTTGCGCGGTCGCGCGATGAGCGGGTGATCTTCCTTGCGCTGGCCCTTGATGGCGTAGAAGCCGCGCTGCTGGCGCGTGCGCACGTAGTCGTAGACTTCCTTCGTCCAGTTGCCGCTGTCGACCGCCACCAGCGCGGCGCGCATGGGGATGCCGCATGCGTTCGTGATGGGCTGCGCGAAATAATCATCGACGACGTGCCAGTCTTCCTTGCGGGTCGGATCGCCCGGCAGTTCGACGGTGTCGATGAGCCACGCGGTCTCGCCGCGGCCGAAGCCCCAGATGGCGATCGAGAACCGATTCACCTGCACGTCGACGGCGCCGAGCAGCAACAGGCAGCCGCGCGGGATGGTGCGGCGCAGCCATTTTTCGGCGCGCTGTTGCACGTCGGTGGCTTCGACGCGCTCCGACGCGCCTTCGTAGGCTTCGCCGAGGATGGTGTTGACGAAGGTGACTTTCTTGTCGGGGTCTTCGTTGGCTTCGCGGCGCATGGCCGCGATTTCCTTCCAGGTATAGCCGAGGCCGATGGGCGCATACGCGGACCAGATGGCGTAGCTGCGCACGGTGCGGTCGGGATACTTCGCGATCCATTCGGCCAGGCCGTCGTCGCTGTGGCCGCGCTCGCGCAGCATCCAGTCCTTGTAGCGTTCCTCGATCAGCTTGCCGCAGTGCAGGCACAGGAAGTCGCCGTCGTCGGTGAGCTGGTCGATGTGCAGTATCTGCAAGCGCCGGCAGTGCGGGCATGGCACGTGGTATTGCCGCTGGTCGCCGCGATCGTATTCGGCGGTGATGGCGCAGGCATCCTTGATCGTTGGCGAGCTGACGCGGAAGATCTTCTTGCGCGTGGTGAAGCTGGACGTGCGGCGCTCGGCCTGCACGCGCGCCGCGCCCTGTTCGTCGAGGTCGCCGGGGTATTTGCTGACTTCGTCCAGCACCAGGTAGCGCACCGGACGCGACGCCAGCGAGTTGGCGCTGTTGGCGCCGGCGAAGACGATGAAGCCGGCCGGGAATTTCTTGAGCAGCGTGGTGTTGCCCGAATCGCGGCTGCGCTTGTTGCCGATCTTGGCGCGCAGGGTGGGCATCAGGTCGATCATCGGCTGGATGCGCGTGTCGGAGAATTCGCGCGCGATGGTGAGCGTGGGCAACACGTACATCATCGGGCCGGGCGCGTGGTCGATCACGTAGGCCAGGAAGTTGATCGCGGTTTCGGTGCCGGCGATCTGGGTGGCCTTTTTCAGCGCGACTTCGGTCACCGGCGAATGCACCGACAGGTCATCCATCACCGCGCGCATGTAGGGCGTGCGGCTGGTGCGCCACTGGCCGGGTTCGGCCGAGGCTTCCGCGGGCAGCTTGCGGCGCGCGTCGGCGTAGGCGCTGACGGTCAGGATCGGCGGCGGCGTGCAGCCGCGCTGCCAGGCTTCCAGCGCGATCGCGGCGCCGTCGGCAAGGTCGACATCGGTGATGGCGACGTCGAGCATCAGGCGGGCGCCTCGTTGGGCTGGGCGGCGGCCTCGATCAGGATGGCCGATTCCTGCATCTGCTTCACGATGGCGCGCAGCTCCGCATCGAGCAGCGTCTTGCAGCGGAACGGATCGGCCTCGACCGCCAGCGCATCGCAGAGACGATCCGGCAACGCGAGCAGCGCTTCCATGGTCTGGCGGGCCATCCCGAACAGCACGCGCTCGACCTGCTCGGTGCGAACCAGTTGCCCGGCGGTTTCGGCCAGTTCCAATTCGGCCAGGCGTGCCTTGGCGATGCGTTCGCGACGCGCGGCTTCGCGGTAGGCGCTGTCGCCATCTTCGCCGCGGGCCGATGACGTTGCAGGCGTCGCGGCCGATGCCGCATCGCCGCGTTCGGCGGCGGGACGGCGATCGCCGCCGCGCGCGGGGTCGCGGGTGTTCTCGATCAACCGGTCGCTCGCCTCGACGTTCACCATGCCCGCGCGGGTGAACACTAGCCGGCCCTGCCGCTTGAGTTTGCTGATGTACGCCGGGGACTTCCCGCGCGCGGCGGCGTATTCGGCCTGAGTCAATTCAGTCACGATCGCACCACACGCCATGAACCCAAGGCCCACACAATGAACCAAAGTTCACGCCCAAAATCTCGCGACATTTTGCGGCTGTGCTACCCGCCGTAGGGCTGGCTGGGAAGGACCCGCGGCGCAGGCGCCCGGACGCGTGCCGATGTCCCGACCGTCCCGACCTCGCGCGGGAGGTTGGGACACCGAAACCCGCGCAGCTATTGGCTTGTCCCAACCGTCCCAACCGTCCACACCTTATGCGTTGTATACGCAGGAACGGGAACAACCACCCACACCACGCGCGCGCGAGAAAAAGGTCGGGACGGTTGGGACAGCCATATCCCATGCGGTCCGAGGTTGGGACAAGGTTGGGACAGGTTGGGACAGGTTGGGACAGCCGCAACGGACAGTCAGAATGGAGGCTCATCGATGTCCTCCGTTTGGGTCGATGTTTCCGCGACTGCGGCGTCACCTGCGCTTACGCGCACCCAGCGCCACTCCCGGCCGCCGCCGGGCCAGCGTTCGCGCTTGTGATGCCACGTATCCTCCGGCGTCGAATCGCCAACCAGCGGATCCGTGCCGATCCGCTTCATGATGGCCGAAATGCGCATCTGGTCGGCCTTGGTATGCTTGGCCGGGTCCATGCCGATGGCCCATTCCAGCAGCTCGTCGGTGGTGGTCCAGTCGATCGGGCCCACCTGCAGCATCAGCCGCGGCGGCGCAATCTCGTTGCCCTCGCGATCCCTCTTGAACTTGCCGGCCAGCCACCGCTCGATGCGCGCTTCCCAACTGTCGGAGATGTAGCGGGCCGCCTGCTCGGCCGCGGCATCGTCCGGCAACACCCAGTATTCGAAGCCTTGCCGGAACAGCTGCACGGCCTCGGCCCACAGTTGATCGCGTTCGGCGATGATGCGCTGAAGATCGACCTCGCCGGCGGCGCGGACCGGCAGGAAGCGGCGTCCGCCGGTCGCATCCTTCAGGTACTCGCTGTCGTTCGTCGTGCCGACGAACACGCACTCGCGCCGGAAGCTGCTCGGCACGCGATCGTACGGCGCGCGGAACTTGTCGGTGCGCCGCGTGATGGCCACCTTCACCGCGGTCGAATCGGCCTTGCCGAAGCTGTCCATCTCGCCGATCTCGACGCCCCAGCAGCCCTGCAGCACCTGGTAGAAATCCTTGCCGGTCGGCGACTCCATCGTCTCGATGTACCAGCTGGTGCCAAACAGCTCGCCCAGTGACGTCGATTTGCGTTTGCCCTGCGGGCCTTCCAGCACCAGCATGAAATCGACCTTGGCGCCCAGCGCCGGGTTCTTCGGGTCCATCCACAACACGCGCGCCGCCGCCCCCACCATGAAGCACAGTGATGCCTGCCGTGCGTACGTGCCATCGGTGGCGCCGAACATGTCGATCAGCATGGTTTCCACGCGCGGCTTGCCGTCCCATTGCAGCCGATCCAGGTACTCGCGAATCGGATGCCGCCGGTACCGACGCGCCACCGCGATCGCCGCTTTCCAGACGACGTCGTCGCTGCATTTCATGCCGTAGCGATCGGGATGCTGGAACCACGCCGCGAGTTCATAGCTGTCGGCATCCACGAAGTAATCGCGGTTGCTGCCAAGCCACGGCGCCTGTCGCGCCATCACTACCTGATTGCTGGAATCGTTCAGCCACAGCAATCCGCGCAGACGCTCGTCGTGCTCCATGATGGTGATGAGGTTGTGCAACGTGCCCTCTATCTTCATCTCGCGGTTGCGGGTCAGCTTGTCTTTCCAGCCGTCGTCGGCAGGCGCGCCGCCATCGCCGCCGCCGTGGCCCTTGCCGCCGTCGATCAGCGTGATCACCTTCTTGGCCACGCCGCTCACGCCCGCACCACGTTGATGTCGAGGCAGCGATTGGCCGCCCATGCCGCCGCCTGCGCGGGTGTCCATGCGTCCTTGTCGAACGCGTCCGCGATATCCCAGCCCTTCGGGCAGCCGTCGGTGTCGACCATGCGCAGGCTGCGCGCACCCACGCGCGAAAGGTAATGCGCGACGCCAGGCTTGAAATCACCGGCGTCATTGCGCCAGCCGCACATCGCCTTCAGCCCCGCGGCGTCTGCATCCGGCCACAGCGTGACATCGCGTCCGGCCAGCGGCGTCCAGTCCACCTTGCCGACGCCATTGCTGCCGCCCGGCCACGCCACCACCGCGTATTGCTCCAGCGCGCCAGCGCCAGCCGCGCGGCACTTTTCGCCCTCCACCACCAGCACCGGCGCATCCGGCCGCGCCGCCAGTGCATCCAGCCCAAGCAGTGGCCGCGGCGTCGGGAAATGCTGCAGGCACCACTGCCGCGCGCCGTTCGGACTGACGCACCAGGTGATGGTGGGCGTCCACTTCTTGGCTTTGCCGGTGTCGCGATCGATGATTTCCGCGCGCGCCACGTAGCCGAGCAGCCGACCCTGCGCGTCCAGATACGCATCCAGACGCTGCGGTTTCAGCCGCGTCGCCTTGTTGCGCTTGGGATTCCAGATGCGCACTGTCCAGCGCGCATCGGCCATCACATCGGGCGCATCGTCGGGTACCGGCAACAGCGGCAGCCAGTGGACATCCGGCACGTATTCAGGCCGCGGCCGCTCCGCGCGCGCAGACGCATCCGTCAACGCGCCGCTGTCGAGCTGGCGCACGGCCTCGCGAAAATCCACGCCGAGATGGCGCACCAGAAAGCCGATGGCATCGTGGTGCGCGCCGCAGCCAAAACAATGCACGAAACCCTTGGCCGGAATCACGGTGAACGATGGCGTGTGTTCGTCATGGAACGGACACAGCCCGGAATATTCCTTGCCCGCGCGCTTCAGCTTCACGTAGCGTCCCACCACATCGACCAGGTCGACGCGCGCCAGCAACGTCTTGGTGTCAACCCGCGTCATGCGTTGCACCCCGCTTGCGCGCCAACCGTTCGCGGTTACGGCGCAGATGCCACTGCATGCGGTAATAGCGCGCCACGTACTCGCGGCAGCCCACGCGCACCGTGCAATCGCCCGGATGCGGGCACACCTCCGGCAATTTGGCAATCTCCGCACCCCACGCTTCGGGCGGAAGTTTGCCGATGCCGACATCGAGACAGCGCGAAATGCCCATGCGATTCAGGCCTGCGCGCCTTCGTAGGCACGCCGCGCCGCATCGCGCGCGTTCAGCAGGAATCCGTAGAGGGACTTGTCGACCACGGATTCGATGTAGGCCTGCAGCGCGGCTTCGGTGTAGCCGACCAGATCGGCGAGCGACGATCGATCGCGCGTGTCGACGTCGCCGGCGATCGTGGCGTCAGCGCCACCGATGTGCGCGACTGGCGGCATGCCTGCGGCTTGCGCTGCGAGTTTTTCCACGCGCGGCTTCGGCTTTGCCGGTTTGCTGCGCGGGGCTGTCGCAGCGCCATTCGTGAACCGGTAGGCGGCCTTGCCGTCTTCCAGCACGGTTTCCAGTTCGCCGCGCTTTTTGGCGTCGTGCAGGAACATCGACGCCGCGCTGGCGACGCTGCCTGGCAGCATCTCGGTAATCTGCCTGCAGGTCAGCGGCACGCCCGCCTCGCGCAGAATGGAACGCACTTCGTCCGCCGTGCTCATGATTGCCTCGTCTTGAAAGGAGTGGTCGCGCGCCCCGGTCGACACGCGGCGTTGAATGTCACGCGCACGTGCGCGCGACACGCATGGATGCGCCAGCGCAACGCCGCCATGCGCGCGATGCAAAGCAGGCCGCTGGTGGCCAACGTCCCGGCCACCGCGCCGGTTATGAATCCGGCCCAGAGTGCGGCATCCACGATGGCGCGCGGATCCGTATTCATGGCTCGCCACACCCCGGGCCGATGGCGCCCGCGTCATCCGGCGCGGTAAAGCGCTGCCACGGCACCCAGCCGCCGGGGCAGTGAAAGCCCCAGCTGCGCACGCGCGGACCCGTGATGAACAGCGTCCAGCACGGCGCGCGCAGGTTCATGTCGTCGCGCTGATCGCGTGGCGGCATGTCGATATCGTCCGGCCCAAGCCAGCACGGCAAAAGCTCGATGCGATGCGCAAAACGAGGCCGGTGGAATCGCACCGAGCCACGCGCGAAAGGCTGGCGCATCAAAAGCGTCAGGCTGGCACCGCCAATCGCATACGAGGCGTGGACCGTGGCGCCCTTCGGAATGGCGGAATCAACGCGGACGATGCCATCGTCCGCATCGCCCTCGAATTCGAACCGCGGCGTCGTGACCTCGATATATTCGCCGCGCAACAGCACGCTGCACCACAGCCACGGATGATCGTGCAGCGCGCGGTCGTCGTCGTCGCGCAGGAACTTGTGCAGGTAGACGTTGAACACCGGGTTGCGCGGAATCAGCCACCAGCGCAACAGGTACGGGTTTTCGTGGCCGCCGATGACGAAATCCGGCAGGCGGCGACTGGCGCGCGCGATCAGCGCATCCGCACAGCGATCGAACAGGCGACGAAACAGCGTCATGATTTCAGGCTCCGCCACAGATTCAGGAATCGTTGCGCCGCCATCACCATCTGCGCTTCCGCGCGGGTGAGTTCCGTGCTGTCGGCATCGCGCGCAAGGCCCGCAAGCGTCGGGCTGTGCGGCAAGCCGAGCGCGTGACAAAGCTGCGCGTGCAGGTAGCACCATTCGCGCAGCATCGCCGCGGTGTTGCCGTCGTAGCCCAGCTTGATGGCGGTGAGCAGGGCCGCACCGGTCACCAACGGCCGCGCTTCCAGTTCCCCGCCATCCGGCAGCACCACGTCGGCGCCATCGGCCGACAGCGTCACGCGGGTGTCGCCGAAACAGTGCTCGCCGTAGCCGGGCGCAAGACGCGTCATGCAATCACCCGCGCGGTTTCGGTCACGCGCACCGGCCGCACGCGCCAGGCGCGCACATGCGGGTCACCGTGTTCGGCCCATTCGGCCATCTTGGCCCGGCACCAGTCGCGCGCCTGGGCGCGCCCGCAGAACAGCAACGCGCGCGCGGGTTCGCTGGTGCGTCGATTCAGCAGACGCTTTTCCGCATCGTCCCACAACGTGCCAATCAGCATTGGCGACTGGCGCGCGTCGCCGGTCGAAAACGCCACGCCCCAAACCTTCAGACGCCATGGCCGGATCGCGCGGGTCATGCGGCATGGGCCCTCAGCTCGCCCAGCCGCTCGCGCAGTTCCGCGAGGATCCGCGGCCGCAGCGCTTCGCCGCGGCACAGGCTGAAATTGCCCACCCACCAGTCGCGGCGATGCTCCACCCAACGCAGCATCAGCCCGCATCCATAGGGCAAGCAGAACGCGCGGCCTTCGTCATCCACGAACAGACTTTGCGGCCCCTCATAAATCACAAACCATTCCACGCGACCGGCCGCCATGCTGAGGCCGTAGCCGCTGCCGTTGATGCGGGCGACGGGGCGATCAGGTGCGCGCATCGCGGCTCGTCCCCAGATCGAGTCGTTGTTGCCGTGGATTCCGTTCCCCGATCAACGCCGCCTGCGCCTCGCGCAATTCCGCATCGGTAAAGCTGCCGGCTTCCACCGCGCCGGCCAACTGCGCCAGCCACGCCAACCGGTTGCGGCGTTGCGTTTCCGGCAGCCGCGCGAAAGACTGACGGGCCCGCAGATTGGCGATCCGCCGCGCCCGGGTGCGGCCATCGATGCCCGCATCGCGCCCGGCGTGGTGCATATGGCGCCTCATGCCCGGTCACTCCCCGGCACGCCCCGCGATTCCCCGAGACTCCCCCGGCAATCCCCCGCACTCCCTTGCACTCCCTCTGCAATCCCTGGCAATCCCTCGGCACGCAGCAGACGATGCAGCACACTGGCACCGTCTATTCGCCGCACGGCCCAGTCATGCAAAATTTCCCGAACGATCTCCTGACGCTCCTTGCCGCTCGCGCGGGATTCGGCCTCGAGCACGCAATCGGATTCCAGGGTGATCTTGCCGCGAAAATCTTTGAGGTCGCAGGCCATGACCTTCCAGTCCATCCAGCCTGCCATCCATGGCCCCGAGAACGTCGCGCATCCCCGCGCGCCGCGTTCAAATCAGCAAAAGATGAATCCCCGCCGGTGGTAGGCTGCGCTCGTGACAGTCACCGCCAAGCCACCGGAGGGATTCATGGACAAAGCACGCGTTTCGTTGACCGGAGAATTCACAGCTTCGGAATTCGAAGAGATCATTCGCGACCTCGCCCAGGCGCGTGCGAGCCTGCAGCCGGCTGTTCCAATGCGCCCGCCGTCAACCGAAAACGAGGGCGACGTGCTGCTGCAAGAGGACTCACAGTTCACGTTTGCCAAACTAGCCACCGGAGGCCTCCGTATCTGGCTCCGAAACGAGGGCATCGGCTGGCTCGCTTTCAACCTCTCGGCCACCGACGTACGTGGCATCCGGGAGTTCCTCGCCAAGCAAGGCCGCGACGGGACGTACCACTAGCGGCATTTCAGCCACCCCCGTCCGCGCACGCGGAATCAAAGCACCGACACGACGCGTCGACCCCGCACCAAACGGTTTCCACCTTGCCGGTGATTGCCGACTGGCGCCGCACGCGGTGGATGCCCTGCGCGCGCAAGGCGCATTCGCGGTGGAATTCGGCCGCGCGCCGGCTGACGCGATCCGCATCCGCGCAGGTACACGGCGCATCGAGCCCGCACCAAACGGTTTCCACCTTGCCGGTGATCGCGGAACGGCGCCGCACACGGTGGACGCCCTGGGCGCGCAAGTCGCATTCGCGATGGAATTCCGCCGCGCGGGTTGCCAGACGATCAGACTTCATGACCCCACCTCCACGCACAGGACTGATCGCACTTCGACACCGTCCAGAAATCGGCCAAGCCGCCGGGAAAGCGCGATCAATTTCGCGTGTTGCTCAGGCGTCGGGTCTGCCACCTCGCCGACGACATAGCCGTAGCCTGCCGCCACCACGGCAGCGTCGCGCGCCACGCCAACATCGATCGTTGCGAGTTCTTCGGACGTCAAATCAACCACGGCAAGCCCGCGCGTCATCAGCGAGCCCTCGCGGCGCCGCAATCCGAATCCGGCCCATAGATGGCCTGAAAATCCAGCCGGCCGTCGGACAGATTGATCAATTCCTGCGCCTGTGCCAGCCGCGGACGTCGTTCACGCCGGCGCCAGGATTGGATCGTGCGAATCGGGGTGCCATTCAAGCGCCGGGAAATCTCGGCATCACCCATCTCGGCGATGAACTGTGGGAGCGTGGTTTTCATCTTGGCGGCGAAGATACACGTTTCGTGTACATCGCGCAAGGCTCCGATACACGACTTGCGTCTTACGTACCGAAGGCCTGAGCCCTATGCTCGCCTTTATGCCGAAAAATCAGAAAGATAGCTACGCAGTAGCCGTGGGAGAGCGGCTGGCGTTGGCTCGAAAGGGGGCGGCTCCGAAGATCACTCAAGCCAAGGCGGCGGAACAACTCAGCGAAATCGTGGGGAGGACCGTTTCACCGACCGCGATTGCAAATTATGAACAGGGGCTGCGACTGCCAAGTCCACCGGTCGTCGACGCGCTCTGCCAGATATACGGAACCGCGACAGCCTCTTATATCCTTGGCCTGAGCGATGCAGCAACAAGCGTCCGGGAACTCAAAATGCTGCAGAAATACCGCGTTGCTGATGAGAGGGGGAAATACGCCATCGACAGCCTTGCGGATTCTCAATCGGCCATCGTGAAATTTGACCGGGACAACGACAAGACAGGCACCTGATCCAAAGGCGCAGGCCACCCACACCAAGGGGGAAACCATGAATCTGAGTACGACACGTTGCATGCTGCTCGCGGTGCTGGCGAGTGTTCTCGCGGGTTGCGCCACAGCCACCGTGATTCCGGTTGGGAATGCGCGGGCGCCAGTCGATCCATCGCAGGTTCGGCTGTATGCACAGCCGCCGCCGCACTACGAGGTGCTAGGGCTGATAACCGGCAACAGCAACTACGAAGGCAGCGGCCAGAATGGCGTCAGCGACATGGTCGCGAAGATCAAAGAGCAAGCCGCGAAGCTGGGCGCCAATGGCGTATTGCTCGGCAAGATGGCGCAGCAATACCTGGGATCATCGGGCGGTGCCACGTATCTCGGATGGGGCGTTTTCAATTCAGCCTCGATGGCGGCATATAGCCAGACGATGCAGGCCCAGGCCATTTACGTGCCGCCGGAGGGCCAGTCGAGCGCCTACGCCGACCAAGACGCAGGGAACGGTGCCTGGCCGCTGCAACTGCCGCAGTTCGACATCCGGGCGAGCTGCCAAACATCTGGCGGCAACGCTGCGGCCTGCATCAATGCCGAAAACGCGGCGCACTCGTGGTTGATGCATCACACCACGACCGTGCAGATCGCTGGTGACTGCAGCATGTTTGCTCAACAGACGCAGTCCTACACGATGATTCAGGCGTGCGTGCAGCAGCGAGAGCGGCACTGATCGAACCACCTACACGAAATGTGTTGACACGTCTACACGAATTGTGTTTTCATCTGTCCGCCCCGGATAGCCGGGGCGGGCGACCGGCGGGTCGCCATCCGCCGGACACCCCTCCCGGCCCGCGTCAAGCCTGATTCCCCACAGGCCCGCATGACCCGCCGGCGCTCTCCTTCCAACAGGAGATGCGCCAATGGCATGGGCAGAACTGGAAAACTACGGGCACACCCCGCGGGCGTACGCCGACGGCGCGGAAAGCGTGGTCGCCAAGTGCGGGCTGGTTGCGCTGCACCTGACGCCAGGCGAAGCCACGCAATTCGGCAACGACCTGATCGCCGCCGCCAAGGCCGCGCAGGAAGAGCCGCGCCGGCATGTGGCGGATCTGCGCAATGGCAGCTTTCGGCCTGCCGGTGATCCACGCGCGCTGCCAGCCGTCAATGCCGGCGAAGGCGGTGCGTCGTGAACGCTCGCGATTTCGAAGTCGAACTCGTCGCCGACGCCGCGCGCCATTGCGAAGCATCGCTCGACGCCGCGGACATCCTCGACGACATTCGCATGCCCGAAGCTGCCGAGGCCATGCGGTATCGCGCACGCCTCTGGTCACAAACCGCATTCGAGCGGTCCATCCGTTTTCACCGCGAATCGGGGGCCTCGTCATGAACCCACGCGATCACCATGTGGCCGGCCAGCCGCCCGCGTGGTCACGCCGCGCTGCCAGCTTCCGGCATCTGGACGGCACGCTCGCCGACCGTTACCTGCGCGACGAAGAGCGCGAAGACGACGCGCGCATGGCCGCCGATTGGCGCAAGGCGCACCCGGGCGCGTTGCGCCGCAGCTGGATTATGCAGCGCGCGGTGCGGCGCGAACGTCGCGCATTCCGCCAATCCGGCCGCTGGCAGCGCTTCCTCGCGTTCGGCAACAAACTCATCGATTCGTGGTGGGTGCTGCTGCCGCTGGGCGGCATGTGCGTCTGGGCCGTGCTGTATCGCGCGGGGGTATTCGGCCCATGAATCCCGTCGTGTTGCCGTTCGAAACCCACCTCGCCGAAGCCAAGCAACGGCTGGAAGACACCCACACGCTGGAAGCGCTGCGCAACCAATGGCATGCGGACCGCGGCGTGCTGCGTGGCTACTTCCTGGCCGGCGCGGTCTGCGAAGTGGAATTCCAGGCCGCGGTGCGCGAGCTGCAGCGCGTGTACGAAGCGCGCCTTGGCCTGCTCGACCTGCAAGCCGAATGGCGCCGCCGCCATCCCTCCGAAACCGATTGAGGAATTCAGCATGCCCACCGAACGCCTTGTCACTCATGCGCTGCTGGACAACATCCGGCAGACCACGCCAGGCGGCATCCGCCGCGAGCAATTCGCGCGAACCCGGCATCCGGTCAAGACCGCGCTGGCGGCGCTGCCGTTCGTCGCCTTCGTTGCGCTGGTCGTGTTTGCCGCCGTCACCCGCCACCACTGAACCGGAGCCGTTTTCGTGAACATGATCAACATTCCGGTGCGGGTCCATGGCTGACGGTTCGACTCGCGGTTTCGACTTCGGCCACGAAATCATCGTCGACCTGTTCGCGGGCGGCGGCGGCGCATCGCTCGGGATCGAGCAGGCCTTCGGCCGCTCGCCGGACGTGGCGGTCAACCATTCCGCCGACGCGATCGCGATGCACCAGGCGAATCACCCGAACACCGTGCACATGCAGTGCGATGTGTTCGAGGTCGATCCGCTGACCGCGACCGGTGGCCGGCAGGTGGGGCTGCTGTGGGCATCGCCCGACTGCAAGCATTTCAGCAAGGCCAAGGGCGGCAAGCCGCGGTCGAAGAAGATTCGCAGCCTCGCATGGGTGGTCGTGAAGTGGGCGAAGAAGGTCCACCCGCGCGTGATCATGCTGGAGAACGTCGAAGAGTTCGTGACCTGGGGACCGCTCGGCCCGGATCACCAGCCCGACCCGAAGAAAAAGGGCCAGACATTCCGCCGCTGGGTCGCGCAGCTTCGCGGCTGCGGCTACAAGGTCGAATGGAAGGAACTGCGCGCCTGCGACTACGGCGCGCCGACGATCCGCAAGCGGTTCTTCCTGATCGCGCGCTGCGATGGCAGGCCCATCGTGTGGCCGGCGCCCACGCGCGGCAAGCCCGACAGCATCGAAGTGCGCAAGGGCAAGCGTCTGCCGTGGCGGACCGCAGCCGAATGCATCGACTTCTCCCTGCCATGCCCGTCGATCTTCCTGACGCGCGAGGAAGGCCGCGCCATCGGTGTGAAGCGCCCGCTGGCCGAAGCGACCATGAAGCGGATCGCCAAGGGCGTGAAGCGGTTCGTACTGGATGCAGCGCAGCCGTTCATCGTACGCACGGCGCACGGCGATGTTGGAACGAACGGTTCGCGGCGCTGGGGTAGTGCCGAACACGACATGCGAGAGCCGCTGCCGACGGTTACGGCATCGCGCGACTTCGCGCTGGCGACCGCTTTTCTGACGAAGTATCGCGCCGACAACGCCGGCAGCGCCGCGGACGTGCCGTTCCCGACGATCACGGCGAATGGCGACAGCGACAGGCCGGGTGGAAATCCGCCGTTGGCGGTCGTCGCGGCTCATCTCGAACAGGCGAACGCGGGCAACTACACCGGCGACGGCAGGCCAGCGGATGCGCCGATGTCCACCGTGCTCGGCACCGGATCGCACCAGCGACTGGTCACGTCCTCGCTGCTCAAGCTGCGCGGCGACAACGTAGGCAGCCTGGCAGATACCCCGCTGCACACCATCAGCGCGCAAGGCCTCCACCACGCCGAAGTACGCGCGTTCCTCATTGCCTACTACGGCAACGAGAAGAACGGCCGCGACTGCGCCGACCCCATGGGAACGGTGGTCAGCCGCGAGCGATTCGGCCTCGTCACCGTCGACGGCACCGACTACGCAATCGCCGACATCGGCCTGCGGATGCTCACGCCCCGGGAACTGTTCCGTGCGCAGGGCTTCCCTGATTCCTACGTGATCGATCGCGGCGAGAACGGCCGCCGATTGCCCAAAGATGCGCAAGTCCGAGCGTGCGGCAACAGCGTGTGCCCGCCGCTGGCACGTGCGCTGGTGTCCGCGAACCTCGCCGAACTGATTGACCTGTACGCGCGGGAGGCGGCATGAACGAACCCGCCACAAACCCGCTCGACCGCCTGATCGCCGCTCTGGCGCGCAAGGCCGTGGCTGAGCATCTCGCCCAAGCCGCGCAGCCGCGCGACCGCGAAAGAGATGCCAGCACGCGGGACGACTCGACGCGTCGGACGGCGGCGTAACGCTTGAGGTAAGCGGCCGGCGCTTTTTGCCGGTCCGCTTGACCGAATAGTTGTGCCCCACAACCGCGAGGAACCGAAGTGAGCTTGAGCGGACACCAAAGCGCGAGGATGAAGAATGACGAGTGGCTGACACCGCCCGAGATCCTGCGCGCACTTGGCCCGTTTGATCTTGACCCACGCGCGCCAGTGAATCGCCCTTGGCCGACGGCCGCGAAGCATTACACGGTGCAGGATGACGGGCTGGCGCAGCCGTGGCATGGCCGCGTGTGGTGCAACCCGCCATTCGGGCGCGATGCGGTGAAGTGGCTGCGCCGGATGCGCGACCACGGCAACGGCGTTGCGCTGATACCGGCGCGCACCGAAACCACGATGTTTTACGAAACGGTGTGGGGCAGCGCACAAGGCGTGCTGTTTTTGCGAAGCCGCCCGCACTTTCACCACGTGGATGGCAGCCGCGCACCGTTCAACAGCGGCGCACCGATTGCGCTGGTGGCGTATGGCGCGGCGAACCTGGACGCCCTGCTGCGGTCTGGCCTCGGCTTTACCGTTGTGGGGCATAACGCCCAAATTCAGCGGGCGCCGTAGGCGATCCGCTGGAATGCAGAGTTGGACGGCAACCAGCTACGGAGAAAAACGATGAAGTGCTCTGTACCGATGTGGATTGATGGCTGCCCCGCAGGTGCGTGCGGTAACGAAGCCTATGGACACCGACCGCCCGGCAAGGCCCATCACAGATGGGACGGAGTTGTGTGGCGCGACGACGGTAGATATGCGGGCTACGTGCCAGGCGTTGCATGTGCAGTGCATGGCGGCCCGACTTTGGTGGAAGTGGCGCACCAAGGCGACCCCTGCAAATTTTGTGGCTCGGCACAGGCCGACGTAGAGGTTGGCCCGTGCCCCGCATTGCCGCCTAACACTTGAGTTAACGCGCGCCGCCTGCGCGCGACCACAACACACGAAATGGCGACGGGGCGGCGTCGCTGTTGAACGAATTGTTAGGTGCAGACATGGCGCGAATCGTGAAGCCTCAAAAAACGTACCAGGCCGCCCGGTTGCGCTGCGACAGGCGGGACGGAGAACTGGTTGTAGTGGGCACAGGAAGACGCGCGTATCTGTGGGTTGGGAAGGACGATGACGGTAACTCGATCACGACATATAGCGGTCGCGTGGCTCTGCGAAAGCTCGCGTTGCGAATACTTGAATGTGTAGGCACCTAACGATTGAGTGCAGCGGCCCGCGCAGCGGGTCCGCTGGCACGAATTGTTAGGCGTAACCGAACGAGGAAACGAAGATGGACGAAGCGAACGAAGCATACGAAGAGCGAGTGGCGGCTCGCCATGACGCACTGGTGCGGGATGCTGCGCGGTACAGGTGGCTGCGCGGCGGCCCTGACGTGCCGGAGCATTCCGTGCGCTGGCCGCGATGGGAGGTTAGACATTATGGCAATGGGTACTGGAACACGCTTTTTGCCGAGAAACTGGACGCCGCGATTGACATGGCGATGAGCGATGACGCGGCGCCTAACGGTTGAGTGCAGCGGGCGAAGCTCCGCTGGCACGAAGAGTTAGGCTTGCTCGTCCAAACAGGAGAGACAACATGCTTTGCATTTTGAAGCGCGACCCGAGTACACAAGAGATCGTCGGCTGGATCATTGCTACGGATTGCGCAGATGCGCGCCGCCAAGCATTGGCTGCCGATGAGCGTCTGCTTGCTGAAATCCTATCCAGAATGGAAGGGCCGCTAGAACATACGCTACCGCCCCTTCAAGACCTGCCGATCAATGGCCCACGTTACACAATGCTACGAGCCTAACAACCAAGGTAACCGGAGCGAGCCCGAAGGGTGAGCTTCCGGTTGACCGCGTAGTTAGCCAGCGACAGCGAGAAACCACAAGATGCCGGAACGGATACAGCTACGACGCACCAAAGGATGGCGGATGCCACCGAACACCGTGAAGGTGAGCCGCCCCGGAAAGTGGGGCAACCCGTACAGGGTGGCCGAGTACGGGCGCGAACTTGCGGTGCGCAACTATCGCCGAAGGCTCGAAGGCATGCGCGCTATCGGGGCGCTGGACTTGAGCGAACTGCGCGGAAAGAACCTTGCGTGCTGGTGCAAGCCTGGTGAGCCATGCCATGCGGACGTGCTGCTTGAGCTGGCTAACGGCCAAGGTAACGGGCCGCGCGAAAGGCAAGATTGAGCGACAACGGTTGGCGGTCCCGTTGACCGCAGAGTTAGGACGCACCAGCTACGGAGCGAACCATGATTACTACCGAACACAATCCAGCCCAAACGGCGATAGTTGATGCACCGTTCGGCTACACAAACCGGGCGTTGAATGGAAGCGTTGTGCTGCTGTTGGCTAACGGACCGCTGTACGTAGAAGGGGTCTTACTGACAGGCCCAAATGCCGGGTGCACATGGATGTTTGAACCGCAGCATTTGCGGCCTAACGCCCAAATTCAGCGGGCGCCGTAGGCGATCCGCTGGAATGCAGAGTTGGACGGCACACGCGAGGAACGAACATGCGACCAGACCAAATGCCACGGCAGCCGGAAGACCCGAAAGAGGAACAGTCGGACGTTGTAATGACGAATGCGGAA